GGGCGACGATGGCACGTTCCTCGTCTGTCTTGAAAGGCCACAGCCAGCGAGCAAGCGTCAGGCCCGAGGGGTGCATGAGTTCGTTCATTTCGGTTCCTCCGCAAGTCCGCGCCATTGCTTAAACGGCCTGCCTTTTGTTGGGCCATAACACATTGTGTACATCGCATCCTTGGGTGTGGATCCTTGTGGATACCAATTGACGCAATCCCAGTAGGCGTAGACAGCCTCTGTTTCTTGATCGGGCCAGCTTTGATCGACCATGTAAACACCAAGGTAAATAGGGGCAACATCCATCGAAAACCAAGGTGTCAGCTTCACTTCTCCTCCTTGGGCAGTTTTGAAATACAAGGCGTATCCATCACCCACGGGCCGAGCCAAACAGAGCGGACTGCGTCAGGATGCAGCGGGCTGACCTTGATATTTCTCAGACAGTCCTCGCACTCGGGCTTGTGTGCCCCGGCGCAACGCGCCACATCATTGGGGAGGTAGTTCATTCCTGCTCCTCGCATATGCTTCGCGTATCGCTTTGCTGAACCGCACCTGAGCAGCCTGCACCAATGCCCACATCCTTCGCCTACGGGCTTCGTAGATGAACATCGGATACAGGTGGTCTTTGATCTTACGGATGCGGCGTTTCATTTGGCACTCCTTCGGAGTGCCGTTGCCAACTCCATCAGCCATCTCACCTCGAAGTGGTCAGACATGATGTCGGCTTGGCGATGCAGGGTGTCAGCGAGTCGCTTACGTTCAGCCGCTATCGCCTCTTCAATCTTCTTGTCCGCGTCCCAAGGCAGCGGTGTACCGCCGAGTTCATACGCCTTGTTTCTCCACATGGCGGCGCTGAGCTTGTGGATTTCACAGTACGGGCAGGTCATTTGTTCCCCCTTGCTCTGATTTCTGCTGCGCACTTTTGCGCGATGCCCTCGATGCTTGCGTGCTGGTCGCAGATGTCGGCGCACGCCTCGCGCTCCATCAACAGCCCCTCGGCAATCTGCGTGCCGAGGTGGTCCAGCAGGTCTTCAATGGCATCTCCATGCCCGGTGGCGTAGCCCATGCTGCGCATCCAATGGGCGACTTTCTCGCGTTGGGCTGCGGCGACGATGGCGGCGAAGCGTTCAAGTTCAGCGTTTATGCAACATTCGTCTACTGTGTGTGGATTGAAAACGCTTTGGCCGTGTTCTCTTTCTCCGACTTCAAACCCAGTCTGCCGCGCCATGCGGATGATGTCGTCTTGGGTCATGTCCTGCTCCTTTCCGGCCACGATGCGGGCCGGTCTGTCCATTCGATGTCGTTTTGCAAAGCTCGCCACGATGCGCGCCATGCTGCCTCTTCAGCAGTCATATCGGAGTAAGCCGGATTACTCCACCATTCTCCGTTGTAGTAGCGTAGCGATTCGGGATCACGACAAACACTCGCCGGCCACCAGCCGATGGACGGCGGCGGGCCTTTTCTCCATGTGGTCATGTCTTCCTCCTAAGCCACCGCCACAGCGGCAGCAGTGTCAATCCGGTGGCGAATCCGCGCAGGAAGGCGCGGAATTTCATGGCTTGTTCCTCTCTGCTTTGGCGATGGCGGCGTCCATCATCTCCTGCGCTATCGCGCCGACAAACACGCCGGTTTGCTTGATGCGCTTCAACGCCTCCAGCGCTTGCTGGGCGGCTTGTCTCAGGGCGCTCACTTGATCACCCCCACAGGTCCAAACACCAGACCGATCAGGATTACCGCAATGACCACACCAACGACCTTCGGCCACAGCGGCTCGGGTTCAGGCTCGGCAGGGCGGTGCGCTTCAATTTCGTCGGGATCAACACAGGGCTCGGCGGGGAGCCACTCCGTGCCACAGTAAATGCATTTGTAGCTGTCCGAAAACCACGGCCTCCATTCGTGCTCTCCCGTCGTTGACGGCTTGCAAACGTCTTCGTTCATGTCAACTCCTTCCTCTGCACATGCGTGGCGAGCAACCACTTGTCACCCAGCCTGCGGATAGCGCGAATCCACGCCCGTTGGTTGCGCCTGTCCAGGCGCCTGTCGCCCGTGTTCCACAGGGCGCGGGCCTTCTTGAGCATCTTGGTCTTCATTCCTTGTCCCCGCGCAATTCGCGCCTCGCTTTGTCAAAGAATTCTTGCTGCTGCCTCATGTACTGCTTGACGTCTGGCGCGTTCGGGGGCTGGTATTGGGCTGCGGTCAGCTTCTCACGCCGCTTGATCTCGCGCTCGATGTACCACCGCGCCTTCTTGAGATCCTCGATGGCGTCGTTCTTGAGGTCCGCACGCCATACATACTTCACCGCGTTGCCCAAGCAGAAACTCATGTGCTCGGTGATCTGAATGCACTCCACGCCCGATGGGTGCTCGGTGTAGTGCTTGGGATGGTTGACGGGGTCGTGTGTTGTCATGTTCACTCCACGCGCAGTACTTCAACGATGCGGCCTTCGATCTGGGTGAGGTAGGAACCCGGCCCCCAGTTTTTGCTGCACCATGCGCCCATCGACGAGCGGAACCCCTCGGGGTCCATGCCTTCCGGCAGGGTGATGCTGACGCCCTCTCCAGCCTTGATGTCCTTGACCAGAGGGTGGTAGATGCTGTGGTACGTCCCCATCGGGACGATCTGCTTGCGCTTGCGCTCCGAGGGCGGCTCTGCGAGGCGCAGGTCGCCGTGCGTGTGCGTCTTGCCGTCGGCATCGACGACGATGAACTTGGCGTTGAGCACGCGCAATAGATTGAGCGCCTTGTCGAAGGTCATGTTTTTGATAAGCACTTGTAGCTCCTTTGGTATTAGTCGTTCGGCCATGAAAAACGCCCTGCCCCTGCGGGGTGTTAAGCGTTTGGCCATGAAAAACGCCCTGCATTTGCAGAGCGTTGAGTGGTGGTTGTCGGTCAGTTGTCAGGCGGTGCGCCAGACGCGGACACCGGTGCCCTTGTCGTCGGCGACGACGGCGGTGCGCAGGTCGATGTCGTAGTCGCTCTTGGCCTCGAAGCGCTTGCGGGCCGCAGCCAGCTTGCGACGCCAGTTGACGATGTTCTTCTCTTCGCTGACGTCGCAGGGCATCAGGAAGCTATCGCCGACTTCCATGTCAGCGAAGGGGAATTCAGTGCCGCGCCGACCGACAGAGGTGCGCTTGGGCATGGGGATATCGGACTCGATCTGGAAGGTCATGTAAGACTCCAAGGTAGTTGAGGGAGGCCCGATTGTGGGCCTCCCGTTTCATGTTGTCAAGGGGTTGACAACTGCGCTTATGCAGCGGCGAGGGCGATCTCCACAGCCTGCTGCTTGAGGTTGTCGCCCGGACCCCACAGGGCGCTGGCGGTGCGGTTCTCGTCGTTGCGGGCACGCACGTGATGGTCCACGTGCTCAGTCACTGCGTTCAGCCACCCCCAGGCTGTGCCGCGCGACGTCTCCAACATGGCGCCCTTGCCTGCCCCTGCGAACAGGGACATGACAGAGGCGAAGCCACGGGACTCGCGCACCTTGTCGTCATCGGACGCCTCCTTGCGGAACAGCGCCACGGTCATCTCCTCGGCCAGCCTGGACTCGACCCGGATGGCGGCGAGCTTGCGCGACGTCTCCATGAAGGAGCCGAACTCGGCCTGGGCCGTCTCGATGACGGCCTGGAACTTCTCGGGCTTCCACTCCGAGCGGTGCGTCACGCGGAAGGCAGTCGCGCCCTTGCGTGCCATGCCCAAGGTGTTGTTGCACACCACGCGCACCGTCGTCCAGCGCCCCTCTGTGGCCAGGGAGCCATCAGCGGAGGTGCTGAGCAGGGCGTAGGGCACGAGCTTGTCCCTGGAGCCGTCCACGCACACGCCCTCGGCCAGCTTGGCCGTGGCGAAGTAGCGCTTGCCACCGAAGAGAACCCCGGCGCTCTCGATGGTCAGCCCGCCGGCTGCCGCCCACTCGCGGAAGAAGTCCAGCACCTCACGGGGCTGCACGACCTTGTAGCCGTCCGAGACCACGCCCAGGGGAGCGTGGGTGTCCGAGCGGAACAGCACGACCTTGTCCTCCACCGAGCGCAGCTTGTGCGCGGGGATGAACTGCGCATCGGGCTCGATGCGCTCCACAGCGTAGCGTGGGTAGGCACGCTGGACCTTGTAGTCCATGCCTGCGGCTGCTGCCCAGGTCTCGATGTCCGCGCCTGCGGGCATGAGCTGCCCCAGGCCGTGCCACTCGCGCTGAGTGGAAGCGTAGGAAGCGGTAGCGCGGGAGGTGGTGTCGATTTGGTGAGCCATTTGCTTTCTCCTGAAAATGCCCCTGAAACCCGAGGCGCGGCTGCAGTGTAACACACTGCGGGATTGTTGATAGTAAAAAGACAACTAGGACGCCGTGTCCTAGTTGCCGTGGGGATGACTGTTCCCTCAGTACTTCTTGACCTTCTCGACGATGGTCGTCACCCCATTACCGGGGGTGTAGCACAGCAGGCAGTCGGCGCACTTCTGTCCGGTGCAGTTCTGCTGCTCCACGTGCTCATGCTCCAGCACGTTGTTGAACGTGCGGTCGAAGTAGCGCGGCGGCTTGCGCATGATGTTGCTGATCTTGGGGTTGCTGTAGATCAGGATGAGGTTGACCGGTTTGGGGTTGCTGCGGAAGTGCTTGGACACGATGTCGTTGCGCTTGGTCCACAGGGCGAAGGACGTGCGCGGGTTGCGCGTGGCGATGGCGCACAGGTTGGAGAGGTGCGTGTCGTTGATCAGCTCCCCGTGTGCGTCGAAGCGGAAGACTGCGTCGAGGATGCGTGGTATGGCGTCGGGCGCCAGGGGCGCGGCGGACAGCGCGTCGCTGTTGCGCTGGAGCGCGGGCTGCATGTTCTTGCGGTACGAGGACAGCATGGTGTGGCTGTAGCACTTGGTGCAGATGTTGTTGGGGTCACCGGACGCGTTCTGCTTGATGCAGTAGTCGTTGGTGCGCGTGTTGGTGCTGATGGCGCGTAGGCCGTCGAGCTTGCCGGTCATGATGGAGATGTGGATCGTTTGCATGGTTGCGTGCTCCTGTAAAAAGAAAGGGGGCCGTAGCCCCCGGGGTTGAAGACTGAAATCCGCGATTTCAGTCTGCTTTGGCTGCGGCGTAGGTGCCCTGCTCCTGCAGCCAGTGCTCGACGAGCGCCATGTGTCTGGCGCTCACGGTCCAGCCGGGGATGCCCAGGTCAAGGACCAGGGGCGCGTAG